CTTTCGCCAACAGACCGCCAAACAGCGCTCGATGGACAACGACCCTAAGCGGACAAAATAATTGTCGTCAACCGGACAAAATAATTGACATTTGATAGCTGCCGCACATCCTTTTCTTCGGCATTGCGCCCCAGCTTATAGCGGTAGATGTCGAGGGCAATTCCCAAGATCAACGGAGGCACCGTCTCTAGGGGCAGCCTGTAGCGCCCTGCCAGGTAGGAATTGATCAGCCCATCCCCATCTGCCGCTGCCCGGTCAAAGGCGGCGGTGTTGACGGTGGTTGCCGTGGGGTCTTCCAGGTTGGTTAGCTCAATGCTGAGTTGCGTTCCAAAGGCATCCACAAAGTCTGGCAGGGAGGCATAGGGCATTAGCGACTACCTCCGACCTGGGCTTTTAGCTCAGACCCCGCCCGAAAGCGCGGACGCACCTGTTGGGGGATAACCATCGGGGCCCCGGTTTTGGGATTGCGCCCCTGGCGGGCGGCAGTGGTGTGGGTGTCGAAGGTGCCAAACCCCACCAGCGCCACCTTGTCGCCTGTGACCAAAGCATCTTGCACAATCTCAATGAATGCCGTTAGCGCCAGGTCACAATCCTTCTGGGTCAGGTCGGAGATGGCAGACATCCGCCCGATCAGTTCTTTGCGATTCATCACGTCACCTCAACTAAGGTTGTCAGGGTTTCCCAGGTTTTGTCGGGGAGTTCGGCGGCGGTCTGGGCATCTGCCAGGGTGGCAAAGGGACGCGCGGCGATCAGCTTGTTGGCGGTGGCTTTCCCGACTCCGGGTAGCGCGGTCAGTTGTTCCAGGGTTGCCTGGTTCAAGTTCACCAGCGCCGCATCAAGGGTCGTCTCAGGGGGCGGGAGTCTGCCCACATCGGGTTCTGAGGCAGTCGCTTCTGCTAGGCTCCCGACCCCTTCCGCCGTCATCGGCTCAATCACGTCCAGTGCGACCAGATCCACGCTCGTCTCGGCATCCAGTTCCAGGGTGTCTCCGGGTGCATAGTGATAGCGTCCGTCGAACAGGGGGGAGAGCACACGAAAAGTAGGCATAGGGCATAACTTGACCTCGATAGGGGATGGAGAAACTGAAATGCGAAACGTGTTTCGTATCTGTATTGCGGTTCCCAATGGGAACCGCAATACACGTTTAGACCGAAGGCTCGTCTCCGACAGGCGACACCTTGCTCCGCTGGATGGTGGTTTCAATCGCGCCGCCTGCGACGACGGCGACCGTTGCCAGGGCAGCTTGTTCCTCTGCCGACAGGGTGGGCGTAAAGCCAAACAAGGGCAACAAGATCACCAGTGCCTCGATCAGCCGCCCGATCGTCGCGACGGTCGCGACAGGTTCTCTCTTAAAATGCTTCTTCATCCTGGGTTGCTCCTTGGGTGCAGGGTCACTGAGGTGTCGATCGATGGGAAGGAAGGCTTACGCCACCGCGTTGCTCACCAGATAGCCCAGGTCAGCGGCGGTCACAATTTCCTTGTGGCTCCAGCCCACCCGGTTAATCACGCCGCCCCGCATCCCGATATGGGGGTCGGCAATATTCCCGGCGATGCGGGTACCCCACTGCCCCGTCATGCCAAAGGTGATGCCCCGCTGCGGCCCTGCCAGCACGTCGCGATAGAGCATGGCAATGTGCTTGCCCCAGACCCGCACAAAGTTGGCGGGCTGTCCTTTGGCGGCGGTGTTAATCCACCCCTGCCCCACGACAATCCGCTCCACTTCCAGTGCGTCGGCAAACTGTTCGCGGGTGACCATGCCCTGGGCATCAGACCCCGCCCCGGTGGCTTTCACGTATTCCACCACCTTGGGATGTTGCCGTACCACGCGCCAGGCGTCGTTGCCAAACACCACCAGGTTGGGGCGCATCAAGGGCACATCCAACCGCGTCAGCAGGTCGCTGATGGGGTTGCTGTTGGTGTAGTCGGAATATTGCCCCGTGCCCGTCAGCGTCACCCTGTTGGCGGTGGGATAGGTGGCAGGGGCAAACACCAGGTCAGCCACCCGCTTCTCCCGCCGCAGCATCAACAGGTTCATCAAAAACTCTGTGGACTTGCCCAGCACGTCATAACCAGGGATGTTGTTGGCATCGATGTCGTCTTGGGGAACGGGGTCATCTAGGGCATAGTCTTCGGTGCTACTGGTTTCTTCTGCTCCCGAAAAGCTCACTTGGTTGGGGCGCGACTTCCGCCCTACCTTGTCGTCGGGGGGCGAAAAGCCTTCCTCTTTGGTGTGCTTGATCCAGGTAAAACTTTTAGACACCGGAGTGATAGGCAACACGTCATCGGCAATCAGTTGCTTATTCATGTAAGCAATGGCGACAGCGGTGTACTCGTTGTTAATGGGGAACGGATAGTTCACGCTCATGGCTGGCAATGCCTCTCAAAAAAACGGGAATCGACTTGGTGGATCTCACGGGGGTTCCCAGAAGGAACCGCCGCTAACTCTCAACGAAATGGGCTTAGAGAACGCCAGGGCAAATCAACACCTGCCCCACATCGCCGTTGACCCCTGCCGCCAGGGCAATGCCCACAAAGTTGGTGCCTGCCCCCGATGCCGCGACGGCGGCTCCGGCTGCATTAGCCGTCACCCGTGCCCCAAATGCAACGGTGCCCCCGTAATAGACTTCGGCAATGCCGCCCAAAAAGGCGTCAAAAGTTTCGGTGTCTGCTGCATCCACCTCGGTGGAAATGGCAAACAGCGGCGCGGTGCCATCGGCAGCAACGGCTAGCTCGCCGCTGTTGGTGCCTGCCGTTAGGATGCGGTGCTTGCCGACCGCGCCGTCTGCGACAAAGGCTTTGGTTAATCCGTCTGTTCTCATGGCTCTGTTGGAGATAAGTGGATAGAAACTTGATGCAAATCGGCAACGCGCTGCCGATTTGCCCTATCGATCAGGGCTTAGGATTTTTTCTGAGAAACCTTTTGCACCGCGTCGCTGACGCTGACGGTGATACCCTTGGCGGCTTGCTCCTGCACATAGGCTTGGGCAGCTTGCGCCAGGGCAACGGGGTCTTCGGAGAAGTCCACCGTGTCTGTGGGCTTCGCCACCTCCCCAAACTCCACCTGCGCAGGCAGACTGGAGAGGAACGTCTTGAAGATCTCAGCGGCAGGCTTTGCCTCGCCTTCGTCAAAGGCAATTTCGTCACCGCCGTCCAGTTGGCACAGCAGTTCCACCACGGAAGCTTTTTGTCCGGGGTGGATCTTGCCCTTCAGGGTTTCGGCAAATGCCAGGTGTCCCTGGCGGGCTAGCTCCGCTTCCTTCTGGGCAACGGCAGCTTCGCGATCTTGCAAAGCTTGCTCCCGTGCGTTGTCGGTAGTGGCTGGATCAGAGTTAGTTGTCACGGTTCCCTCGATTTCTTCACTAAACATCAGTGGCTCACTTCGGAGTTCAGGGCGCATGGCTGCAAGCTGAATCTCCTCAAGAATCCATTCCGGGATGATGGAATCAGCTTTTTCGGTGCCTGCCGTTTCGATCAGGTAGTCGCGCAAGCCTCGAAAAATCCTGGACAAACTCCAATCAGAGGTTTCAGCAAAGGCGACTTCTAGCACGTCGTCTTCGCCCTCAGAAAATTCGACTTCACGCAATCCCTTGATCGCGGGTGGCATCGCGCCCAGTAGCCCCACATCTCGCAGGTAGTAAACCCCTGGCTTGGGGTTGCGGGGACTGGTAGGGGTGTAGAACCGGGCAGAACGCTTTTTAAACGGCCCGCCGATCAGGGCTGGAAATTCTTCAACGGTGTTGTGTGTCTCGGCTTCGTACCGCCCTTCGGCAAACTGCACCGTCCTTACCCAGCCATAGGCGGGGGCGGAGTGTTTGGGGTGCCCAATCACCACCGGGGCTTCGTGCAGCGTGGGGTCGTATGCCTGGGCGCTGGCGCTCAGGTCTGCCTCACTCAGCGAAACCTTCACGCCATTGGCGTCGGTATAGGTTCCGGGGCTAATCAGGTGCAGTCGAGTCATAGGGCTTGTTAGCAACACTCAGGATGGAAGCGGCAGTTATCGGGGCAGGGAGGGTTCTTAGGTTCTGCCCTGAAGAAGGTGAGGTAAAAACCCACCCCCACTCCCAGGGCAAAAACCAATAAGACAATCAAACGAGGTTTCATCGAACTGGTAGAACGCTACCGCCCATTTTGCCCAGTGCAACAGGTGCAGCGTAGAGGCGTTAAACCCGCTATAGTCAAGGGTTTGAGCGAATTACTCTGAGAATATCTCGCGGAGGATCGTTTGCTCATGACTACCCCTGCGCTCTATTGGGGCATCGACCAAACCTTTAGTGCCAGCGTCAAGCCCCAGGTGGCTTTGGCTGGAGCCAGCTATCGGTTTGACCTGGGGCAAGACTTTCGCTCTAACCCCATCCTCACGCTGATGGATACGTCTATCACCCGCACCCTCGAAGCCGATGGCAGTCTGTCGTTTTCGGTGCCCATCAGCGGTGCTGCCCTGGCGGCAGCACTGGAGCAAGAGAAAACCCACACCTGCATCTGGCAGTTGCGGGCGGTGTTGCCGTCTGGGGAGCGCGTGTTTCAGGGCAGCTTGCAGATCCGCCCGTCCTTTGGCGAAACCGTTGCCGCCCCCACTGACCCTACCCCTGCCCCAGAGGCAGGGTTTGAACGCACCTTCACCCAGTCTGATCTGTCTATCTCCCACATTTTGCCTGTCACCCACAACCTGGGTACCTATCCCTCCGGCGTATCGGTCTGGCTAGAGACGGGCGAACAGATCAGCCCAGACCGCATCACCTACCTCAGCACCGATGCCATTGCCATCTTGCTGGAATCGTTTGTGCCATTCCCCGGCACCGGGCGCGTCTCGGTCATTTCTTAGTTTTTCTCAGGAGTTTCAGCAGGAGTTTTTATGGGCAGTTTTAGTGGCTTACGCCAGTTCCTCGGCAGTGGCATCCGGTTCTTCCGCGCCCTCACCGACAGCAACTATGTGGGCGTGCGCCCACCCACCACCGAACCCACCACCAGCTTTTATCTCACCCTCCCCACGGGCTTGCCTGCCCAAACCGAAGCCCTGGTGGTGGGGGCAGATGGGCAGATGGGTTATCAGGCACTTGCCGGAGGCGGGGGCACGGTCACCTCAGTCGCGCTGGCGGCTCCCTCGTTTTTGGGGGTGGGTGGCAGCCCCATCACAGCGGCAGGAACGCTGACCCTCACCCTCCAAGTCCAATCCCCCAACCGGGTGTTTGCGGGTCCCACGACGGGGAGCGATGCGGCTCCCACCTTTCGGGCGCTGGTGTTTGCGGATCTGGCAACCCTGGTCGGGCAGACAGCCAGCACCCTGGCAGCGGGGAACGACAGCCGCTTTCACCAGCAAAACTCAGACACAGGCACAACCCAGCAAGCCTTTGTTCTCGACTCGGATGGGGCAACGCCATTGCGTTTGAAGAATGTGGGCGGCGAGCTGGAGCTGCGCAATAGTGCCGACACCGCCTATGCCTCGTTGCAGGTAGAAAACCTGACCGTCCACGGAACCACGCTGACCGTCAACAGTGAGGTGGTTTCCATCGCCGACAATATCCTGATCCTCAACAGCGATGTCACGGGCACGCCCACCCAAAACAGCGGGCTAGAGGTAGAGCGGGGCACCGTGACCAATGCCACCCTGCTATGGGATGAAAGCAATGACCGCTGGATGGCGGGGGTATCTGGCACAGAGAAACGGCTGACTCGTACACACCAAGCCAACTTCATAAATGCCGATTTGGTGGCAGGGGTGCTGACGGTGGTGCATGACCTGGGGAATCAATTCCCTTTGGTGCAGGTGGTAGATGGCAATAACAAGCTGGTGTTGCCGGATGAAGTCACCTTTAGCAACACCTCAACCCTGACCATCGACCTCACCAGCTTTGGCGCAATCAGCAACACTTGGAGAGTAACGGTGACGGGCTAATGAGAGTAGGACAGATTAACGCGAATGATTTACTCCCCAGTGCTGCCCGCATCGTGGCGGCGCTGGCAAGCCTTACGGGGGTGAACCGCCTCAGCTACTCGGCGCTGCGGGATACTCCGTTTATCCCGCTCCGCATCCCTGGAGAACCTTTGCTCTACTCGGGCACACTCGATTCCAACAATCCGGCGTTTGTACAGGGGTTGTTTAGCAATAACCTGATCAACCTGTCGGGGCAGCTTTGGGTACGGGAGGGGGTTTCAATGGGATCAGCGTCTAGTGGCGCAACAGTGGCTGACAATCGCACAGAGCAGGTCTATCGTGCCCTGTGGGGGCGATCGGATGTGGCGGTGACAGGAGGTAAGGGCGTTTCTAGTGCGGCTGACTGGGGCGCGAATAAGACGATGACTCTACCCACCTGGGCGGGGAGGGCAATGGTGGCAGCAGGGCAAGGCAGCGGATTGACGACGCGGACGATGGGCACAACCTGGGGGAGTGAGACGAAATCGCTAGTTGAGGCTGAGTTGGCTCCTCATGCACACGCGGCTGGATCTCAGTTGCGCTTTTACGTTCGTGATTTGAATAGTACGGGATCTACTGCAGCTCTCAGTTCTGGGAACTTGGTAGGTTTGACGCAATTTACTGACACTGTTGGCTCTGGCACTCCCTTCAGCCTTGCTCAACCCAGTGTGGCGGCGGGGGTTGTGCTCTTTGCCCTGGGGGTCAATGGGTAAAGGGGACGGGTTCCTTGAAGGAACCCGTCCCCTACCTCATCCTTCGGCTCCTGCCTGGGTTAAAGCTTTGATTAACTCTGCCTTGCTCAGATTCCGATAGGCAACTCCCTTCTCTCTGGCGAGTTGCTGCAACTGCCGGATAGAGCGGTTCGACAAATCCCCACAGATTTGCGTCCGATACGCTCCCAGAAATTCTTCCAGGGTGGCTACTGCTGCCAACTGTTCGTCCAAAATCAGCGCCCGGATGGCGGACACTAATTCGGCTTTTTGGTCTGGGGTCAGAGGGTAACCCTCCAACAAGTTCTCAATCTTCCCGGTGATCACTGATCACAGCCTCATCTACCCGTCTCTGCCTACCTGATAGAAGGATAGTACCCCCAAATGCTTCCAGGCGATTTTAGAGGGGTCTGAGACGATCAAGGGGACGGATTCCTTCAAAGAACCCGTCCCCTTTACTAATCGCCCCTATCCCAAAATGTAATCTCGCGTCAGTGCCGTCAGCTCTTCAACAGCATCAGGCAATATATTGCCCTGGTCATCCATTGGCAGAAAAGGACGAGCGGGGATGACGACAAAATCGTTTTTGGCATTGGACAACTTTTGCCATCCGTCATTATTCGTCGATCGAAATTGGTGCCTAAAGTAGCCTCGGCTTTTGGGGGTGATGGGTACCACTGCGCCAAACTGGTGAATTGCCCCCAGGCTGTAAGCCCCAACCTTCTGATTGGTGCCAACCTGCGCCCCGTCTGGCAACACCTGTCCCACCACCGTATCGTACAGGGTGCCACTCGCCCGCAAGATGCCCTTGCGGGGTCTGGCTGGGGGGCCTTTATCCAGCGCTCTGGTAATGGGTCTTAACGGGTCCCATGCACTACCAAACGGTGCGGTCTCGGTTTTGAAGGCTTGCACCGCCAGCTTCTCTAGGTACTGTGCCCAGGCTTTATACAGCGGCGTGGGGTTGCGTAGCCGCTCTAGCCGCAGCGCCCCTTGCAGGGCGTTCTCAATCTCTGGGGCGGTTGCTGTTATTGTCAGATTCGCCATTGCCGTCTCCCTGGGTTTGTGCCTGTTGTGCTCGCTTGGCGTTCCACTCTGCCCGACGTTTATCTTTGAACGCCCGCCATTTATCTAAATCTTTCACGCACGGTCCCATTTCATCGCCGTAGTCATATTCCATAAAGCTCAAGCCCTCCATCCGCTCGATCAACTCTGCCGCCTTTTCTGGGGATAAGTAATAGCGTCCGCCACGACCTCTCTCAAAACCCATGCGCTCATAGGCATCGACTGCCCCAGGCAACGCCGTTAATTCCAGCCTACCCTCAAATCCTCGCTCAATGCTTTCCTGGGCAAGCTGAGACATCAATAACTGAGCGGCTTCAGGGCGACTTCTGGCATCTTCATTTAGGTTCAAGCTCCAAGGAGCCTTCCCAATATGTTCTACATAGAGGGTGTTTCGGTCTACGAAAACTGATGCCGCTGCCTGAATGCGTTCCCCATCAGAAAGACCTCGGAGCTTTGACGTATCCGCTATCTCAATTTCTTGTGCCACATACTCAGCATCCCAAACCTTTTCCATAACCCGATCGTCTGGCACATCGATTGATCGAAGTTCCTCCAGCCATCCTGCCATCGCCTGTTTGATTTGCTCTGGCAAGGCTGCCAACAGGCTGGGCTGTCGCCTGCGTTGATCATACGCTTCCACCTCTGCCCGAATTTGCGCCGCAATCTCAGGGGGGCTGCGGTCTATCACCCGTTGGATCAAGTCCTGCCGTCGTGCTTCACTGGGCATTCCCGGCGTCCGATCCCATCCGGGGTCGGGTTCTATCACCGCCTGTTGCACCTGCCCATCGGGCATCTCTACCGTTACCGAGTCGCCCTTTTGGATCTCTGACACCGACAGCCCCGCCCGCTCTAGCTCGCGCTGGCTGAGGCTGACATAGCGGCAGGAACAACCGTAACCCGCAGGCAAGGGGAAGGGAATGGCATTGGCACGAAACACCTTGCCATCCAGCGCCAGGTGGCTGGGGCGGGGGTTGAGCGAGTCGCCATGGGTGTATTGCAGGTAGGGTTGTAGCCGTTGCACCTCTGGGTCTTGCTGGTAGGCATCGCGCCCGCGCCCGTAGCTGGCTCGCAGGTTGGTGCGAAAGATGATCTGGCTGCGCCATCCGGCATCGCCCCGATATTCCCAGCCCTCGGTAATCTGTTCAAACGCCGCCTGGAAGTCTTCGGGGCGCTGCCCCCGCTCAATGGCTTTGTCTACCGCTGCCCGCAGCTCCGACAGCAACGACCCTTTTGCCCCTGCCACCACGAAAAACGCATCGTGCTCGTCGTCGGCAATATCCCGCCAAGAGTCGGTGTCCAGGCTGATCTTGTCGCGCAGGTACTCAATCGCCTCCCGAAACGGTGCGGTGGCATAGCGGTCTTCCACAGCCATTAGCGACCCCCAGCAAAGCGGCGATAGGCGGCGGCAAGCTTCTGGTCATAGCGGTTTTTGGCAAAGCCTGCGCCATTATAGCCACGGGCGAAGGTGCGCCAGTCTTGCCGCCGCAGCGCATGGTGCAACCCATTGGCGCGGATGAACCCAAACATCGTTTCTAGTTGGTCGCCTTCAGAGCGCTCTTGGGCTTTCACAAACTGCTCAATGTCGCGGAAGCCGCAGATGGGGTAGTTAAAGCCCATCACCTGTCCCAAGCCCCAGCTTGCACTTTTCCATGCGGCGTCACGGTTCAGCGCCGCCGCTTGCTGTAGCCGCGTCCACTCGCGCACCCCGCCCAGATAGAGCGATCGATTCCAGCTACGGCTGCTAAGGGTGGGGTGGCTGCGGTCATAGCGCCGCGCTGTAAACCGGGAGAAGTGATGGGCTTCAAACAAGATCTTGGGGCGTCCGTCTTTTAAGAAGCCTGACCCTGCCGCCTCTACTGCCACCACCGCCCGAATTGCCGCCACGGGAATATCGAGCTTTTGGGCAACCCGCTCAAAGTCTTGGGGTTCCAAGAACTTCGACCGTGGACTGTCATCCACCAGGGTCACGCCGTCGATGTGGATGTGGGGCTGAAACACCGTCCAGGTGTTCCAGTTCTGCGCTCCCAGGGTTTGGTTAAACGTGCAGGTAATGTGCTGGTTGCCTGCCTCGCGCCATGCCAGCAGCCCCAACATCGTCCCCGCTGCCACATCGAGCTTATGGGTGGCTGGGATTTGTTCACTGGGCAGGGTCGTGTTTTTCTTAAACACCGTGGGGTGTTTGACTTGTAGGATTTGCATTTACTTTGCCTCCTGTTGGGCTTCATAGATTCCAGCCAATCGGCTTGCGGTCAGCGCCTCGCGCATCACTTCCACTAGCGCCCCATCCTCCAGGTCGGGGTAGGCAGCATTCAGCGCCGCCTTAATCTCGTCCCAGGTGGTAGCTCCGCTGATGGCGGTTTGCAGAGAGCGGAGCATTGCCGCCAGGTGCGGAGCCGCTTCCTTGCCCAGGCGTTCTGTCATCCCATCCGCCGTCAGTTCTGCCGCCTCTGCCATCTCCACTTCTTCTGGCTCTGCCGCTGGTTCTGCTTCTGGCTCCGATTCCGGCTCTGCCTCATCCTCTTCAGAATCTTCAGGGGCTTCAGGGGACGGGTTCCTTTGAGGAACCCGTCCCCTTTCCTCTGCCCCAGTGCCCACTGGGACAAACCCTTCTGTCGGCGTCAGCAATGCCCGCGCTGTCGCGTCATCCACTGTCGGGAAGGCAATCTGCAAAATCCGCGCCGCGCTTTCCATCGGCAACTGTCCCGCTACTACGGACTGAACCACTTCCAGCAACGACGTAACCTGTGCTCCGTTCAATGCGGTGGCTTGCACATCGGCAGTGGCATCAGGGGTGGGGCGGGGTTCTGCCGCTGGCTCGTCTGGGGTCGCTTCTGTCCCTGTCCCTGCTTCATAGCCTTCGCCATACATTTCAACCAGGCTTTCGAGCGTGCGCCGAAAGCCCATCTCAAACAGCAACTTGTCGCGGGTTGCGACAGCGTTTAGATCTTCCCCTTCCTCAAACACCCACTCAAAGTGGGGGGGCTGTGCCTGTTCTCCCAGCAAGGGGCGGTTCAGTTCCACCATCCAGCGGATCAGCGTGCGGTCTAGCGTGCGGCTCAGCAAGTCGGCGTCTGCTTGAATCAACGCCCCCATGCCTTCCCGTGCCACCTCGTCCCGTGCGCGGCTGCCGCCGTCACCGCTCTGGTTAGTGGTGCCTGTCTGCCCCAGCACGGCCTCGCTGATCTGCTCATCCATGTAGCGGCACAGCCCTTCATAGGTGCTGATGCTGCCGCTGCGGGTGGCTTCCAAAAACTCGATCAGCATCCCTTCGGGGATGGCGGTGGCAAGCCCCTGGGTGAGGTTGGTCAGTGCCTCTAGCAAAATGTCTTTGTCCGCGTCGGAGGTGCCCGGCGCATACTTGCCTACCGGGGTGGGACTGCCAAACTTGTCGGCAAAGATCAGCCAAAACTGAACGTTTTGCCGCTTAAAGAACACGGGCCAAAACACTTTGCTGCACAGCCCCAGCCCATAGGGGTTGGCATCGGCAGCGGTGGGGCTGTGGTAAATGAACTTGCGATCGGGTAAAGGTTCTCCCCGCACGCCGCTGCCATCGGTCAGCAACCGCAAGCCCCAGCCCTCGTCTTCGAGCACCCAGCCAAACCGCCGCTGATCCTTCTGCCGCACTTCCGCCGCATAAATTTCGCGCCCGTCTTCTGCCCACATGATCTCGCCCACGGCATAGCCCTTGGCGGTGGCATCCAGCAGGCTCAGTGCCACACCATCAAACCCCGTACCCCATTCCCGCTCTAGGGGATAGCTCCTTGACCCCAGCGCCATCAGTTGCGCTTCTACCAATTCCCGTGCCTTCTGGTCGGCGCTGGCTTCGCTGGCAGCGACGACGCGCCAGTCCTGGCTAATTAGTTCCAGGCTGCGTTGCTGAAACACCGCATGGGCGTGGCAGTCATCTAGCACCCGCTCATAGAGCAACAAACCCTGCCCACCGCCTTTGGCTCGCAGGGTGCGGTCTGGGTTCTGCAACACAAAGCCCTGCCCCCCAAAGAAGCCCATGAAGCTGAGGAAGCTTTTTTCCAGGGTGGCAAATTCGGCTCGCAGGTTGGCGGGAATGGTCATGGCTCTTGATCAGAAGTGGTGGGGTCGGTGGGGTCGGGTTTGCTCCAACTGCCGTCTGGGTTTTGGGCATAGCCCATCTGGGTCAACAGGGTATCCAGGTCTTCGAGTTCTTCGTCCAGGTCATAGTTGGGATGGGGCAATGCCAAAATGCGGTTGCCGTCTTCGTCTTCAAACCAATACAGCTTGGGGTCAGCCATCGCTTGTTGCACCTTCGCGGAACACTTTGTCGCGCACGGCTTGGGCGGCGTCTTTGAGGGCTGGGCTATTGATGCTTTGCGCTACACGTTCTGCTACTTCGAGCAAGTTGATGATCGCCAGGTCGCAGCCGGGGCAGGTGGCGTTGCCGCTGAAGTAGCAACGGGCTTCGGGAATGGTCATAGAGCAAATCCCTCCAGGCGATAGCCCAAGCGGGGCAAGCCCACGCTGGCGTATTCAATCGGGGCGGCGGGATGGGTCGCCGCATGAACGGCAAGTGCCTGACTCCAGAAGTAGTCGGCATGTCCCTGGTCGGTGCGCTCCGCATCAAACCGCACGTTGCCTGATGCGGTCGTAAGCCGCTTCACCGCATGGAGGCTGTCGCGGATCGCCCGGTCGATCGGCACCGAAACTTGCCGATCTTCATAGCGCTGCTTCAGCACCGTGGCGAGGTCTTGTTTCACGGCTCCGGTGAAGAGAACCCCTTCAATCCGCGAGGTTCCAAATTCCTTTTGCGCCAGTTCCACCAGCGCTTCACCCATGCCCGACTGATCCAGACAGGCTCGCTGCACCGGGTAGGTTGCCATCAGCCGCCGCAGCTCTGCCATCTGCGCTTCAAAGGTGATGCCCCGCATCCGCACAACCTCTGCCGTCTTAAAACTCTGGTTGATCAACCACAGAATTGACAGGTCACGCCGACGAGCAATGTCCCAGCCCAGGTAATAGCGGCTGTCGGTGCTGTGCCGTGGGCTGCGCCAGCCTCGATCGGTGGCGACCAAATCTGAAGTCTCGCACTGCCCAATCAAGTCATAGGGTAGCCAGGCGCTAGCCTCGTCAAGCCAGTTCAGCTCAAACTCCTGTGCCCAAGCATCGGGGTCGTTGATCGCCTCTCGCAGTTCCTCAATGTTGCGCGGCAAGCCGTCTGCCACGGCTTGATAAATATCAACCCAATGCCGCGTCCAGGCGTCTTCACTCCCGGTCATCAGTTCATAGAACTTGTTGCCTTTGCCGTTGGGCGTGGAGGTGATCCGCAGCTTCAGTCCAGGGCGGGAGATAACCGGAAACAGGGCTTGCCAGATTTTTCGGCTGTCCTGATGAAAGGCAAACTCATCCAAAAACACCGACGCACTAAAGCCTCTGGCGGTGTCGGGGTTGGCAGGCAGGGCAGAAATGCGAGAGCCATTGGGTAAGGAAACTTCCAGTGCTTTGTAGCTGCCTTCCCAGTCAGAATCCAGGGACTCAAACCCTGCCTGGTAAGCGTTCAGATGTCGCTTGATGCCTTCCTCCATCGCTTCACGGGCTTGCCGCTCTCCCCGACTGAGGATGACCCACCGCTCCCGTCGTCCCTGGGTTTCGGCGTCCAGGCAATGGTTCACGATCTCCAGGGTGGTGGTGAAGGTTTTTCCGGTTTGGCGGGCAAAGCAGCCGATTTTGAAGCGGCTTTCATCGGTCAGCCACTTCCGCTGATAAGGGTAGAGGGTGATGGCGCTAGAGCATTCCATAGATTTCCTCCCGCACCCGCTTCAGGGTTGTGGGGTCTAGGGTTCTCCCTGCCAGCCCATTGTCCTGGGTCTCTTTTTCCAACTCCGCAAACCGAGCGGCTACGCGCTTGCGAAAGTCTTCCTTAAAGTTTTCCTGTTCCCGCTTCTCCTTGTTCAACATCACCACCATCTGCACCAGGCTTTGCAGGTCTACCGTTTCCGGTTCCACCTTCAGCGCCATCACCTGTTCCAGCAGTTCCCCTTGCAGCATCGTCAACAGCACATCGCCCAGGGCGTTCACATCGCCGCCGCTGTCTTCGGTGGCTTTTTGGATCATCCCGTTGACGAAGCTCCAGGCTTCCATCTTTTTCTCAAACCGCGCGCCGTACACATGCAGGGCGCTTTTCGACACTTCATAGCCCTGTTCCTTCAGCCAGTCGGCGTGCTCCTGGTAGTCGCCATAGCCGCTTTCATGCAGCCGTCGTTGCAGTTCGTCGCGGATATTGTCGGGCAGTTTGGCTACGTTGCTGCGTGGGGGCATGGCTCAGACCTCCCAATATTTTTCAATCAGGTGAATCCCGGCTGGAGCTGCAATGTTGTATTCCATCACGTCCTGCCCCGTAGGGGTGAGGGTAGCTTTCCAATGGTCGGACAGGTAGTCGCCCTCAATGGCGATCAGGTCTTTGCCTGCCAGGTATACGGCTTCCCGTGCCATCTCTTTGATGCTTACTGTCAGGTCGCTATCGCTTAGCGCTTGCCACAGCAAGCTGGCACTGGCACCGTGGGGGCGCGCAAAGTAGAGCACCATCAACAGCCGCCCGCGCACTTCCTGTCGGTGTAACAGCAGATCGGGGCTAAGGTTGCCGTTGTGGGGTACACCGGGGATGTCGTCGATCGTGCGTTCTAGCAGGTCTACTCCCAGGGGCAACAGCCGCCACAGGGTTCCGGTGTGGGTCACTAGGTCTTTGCCCTTCAGGTAGGCTAGCTCCTGCGTGAGTCGCTCTCGCTTGATGGTGATGCCTGCCTGGGTCAGGCTCCGTAGAATGATCGCCTCTGTCACAGGCGATGGGCGCTGCCGATCCAGGCACTTCAGCAGGTGCGCCCGAATCTCTTGTTGCCGTGCCCGTTCTAGATCAATGCTCTCCATAGGGGTGCTCCTTGCGATGGCTGCGGTTGCCCAGGGCGCTGTCAATGCGCTCCCACACCGCATCGACGCGGCTGGTGAGGACGGTTAGTTCCCGCACGTATTTTTCCTCCGACACATAGCCCGAAGCGACTTCGGCTTTGAGCGACAGAATGTCTTTTTGGCAAGCTTGCAAAAATTCCTGGGTCTGCTTCAGCGCATACCCGACGTTATCGAGGCGCTGCACTCGCTCTGAGAGTTTGCCATTGGCTTCTTGCAGACGCTCCAGGCTAGCGGTGTGCTTGTGTAAGATGGCGAGGTCGCGGCTTTGTTGGGCGATTTCTTCGCTCTGCTTTTGCACGGTGGCTTCTATGCGGGCAATCTGGCTCAGGTCAAACTGCTGGGTGGTATCCGACTTTTGCAGGACTTCTATCGCGCGATCGTGCCGTTCCAATATCCCCTCAAACCGTTTAAACTCCCGCGCAATTAGCTGCTTAAACAACCACAAAACCCCTCCCAACACAGGCACCAACAAAGCCTCAATGGGAATCGAGATCTGCCCATCCTCTACAACCGGGGTTGTCAGTAGCGTCAGCCATTCCAGCATCACTTAATCAAGCCAATCTGAGGGGGTTCAACAAAGCCAAAGTTCAAGAAGCACCGCTCTGCCAGCCGATAGCTTCGCAACCGACGACGGCGCGGGTTGCGCTGGTGGGCATACTCCAGCACCCGCCGTGCATAGCCCTCCCAGGTCACCCCTGGGTCATCAAACGCCAGCGGAAATTCTTCCCGATAGGCTTGCGCCGCCCGATAAATGCTCCTCAGCGCCAGTTGCAGCCGTGCCCTCTCACTCACCAGCGGCAACAACCGCCGCAAAAAACAAGATGCCGCCACCCCCAACCCAAAGGAGACGACGACACCCACAATCAATAAGTCAGCCCTAAGCCACATAGCTGCACGTCTCAACGCTGCCTCTATTGTGCAGCCCCAAAACCCTTACAACTAGAGGCGTACAGCCCCGTTACGACCCCGCTTTTCTCGGCTTCTCTGGCTGGTTGATGATCTGCCGCAGCGCCCGCAGCGCCAGCCCATATTTTTGGCTCATTGCATTCCGGCTCATGCCCGCCGCCGCATCTTTGCGAATCGCTCGGTTCCGCGCTACCCGTTGCATCTGGGCACAGGTCGGCACTTCAAACTGCCATTCCCCAAGCTGCCAGCTCAGCTTCAGCGCCGCCTCAATCCCAATCACTTCCACCAGGTCGCTGGTCAACACCACATGCTTGGGGATATAAAACCGCTGCCCGCCCCAGCGCTCCACAATCTTCAGCGTCAGCTCAAACCCAATCACCTCGCTCACCTGCTTCAAGGTTTCTGGTAAGTCTGCTGGGTCATACTCGCGCACATCCATCGTCTGTCGCCTCCTGGCTATCCGTCTCGCAAAACTCCCCCCACTCCAGCGCCCGCTCCAAAACCCCAGGCTGGTTAAAGTTCGGCATCCCCAGTTCCCGGATCAACAACATCTCCATCCGGGCAGGCATCACCGCCCCCCTCGCCGGAGTCGCTTCCGCCGCCTCCCACAGCCGCCGCGCCAGCGCAATCACCAACGGCCCCGGCACATTCGCCAACCGCTTGTAGGGCGGAGGACTCCAACACAACAACCCCTCCGCATGGCACCGCTCCACATACGCCTCCCCCGCCCGGTTCAGCCAGCCCTGCACCCGCCCACTCCACCACTCCAACCCCAACACCCGCATCGCCACCTGAATCTTACAAATCGCCTCACTCAGATCCTTGCTCTCCACTCGCCCCCCTGTCAGGGCGACAGCGGGCTCAGAACGTAGACATAGCAAGCTCTATAGCCCGCTGTCCCTGCTTGTAAAAGTTGATCCAACGACGATTAATACGCA